GCCTGGCTAGGCGTCTCTCTTCATGCCGGCCAACGCGCTGCGTAATGTTTGCGTTGCCAAGTGTGTCCCTAATATGCCCCCGACTGGAGTGGTAACAACGATTTGGACACACTTGGCCAGAGTCAGAAAAAAGGCTTGCACCACGCTCTGGGCTCCCAGGATACGACCCGGTCGCTGCCGATGTCAACGCGCTCGATGACGCTCTGGAGAAGCTTGCGCTGCAGATCCGGGCGCTGGTTGTTGAGGGCATCGAACACGGTATTCAGCTGGCGCACGACGTCCTCGAGATCCACTCGACTGTGGTAGACCAGGCCCTCCAGCTCGAGGTGGCGCCGGCGCAGCTCCTCGGCTTCACCGTTGAGCGTGCGAATTGTCGCGGTGTAGGTCTCACTGTTGAGATCCGTGGCGATCGCGAGCTGGACCAGGCGCTGCATCTCAGACTGGACGCGTAGCAGCGATCGATCCACGTCGGCGATCTCCGCCGCGATCTCCTCGCCCGGGCCGTCGACCAGGCCCCCGGAGAGCAGATCGGTCACGTCCTGGACGATGGTGGTGGGCAGGCGTAGGCCGGCCATGAGGCCGAGCACCGTCGCCTCGATTGCGTCGGCGTTGGAGTACCGCTCCGGACAGGCGCCCTTTGCCTGATGATGCCGATAGTAGCGTTTCCCGCGCTGCCTGAACCCCTTGAGTTTCGCTCCGCAGCCGGCGCAATAGACGATGCCGGTCAGAATGTAGTCGCTCGGCGGAGTGGCCGCCCGCGCCGGCGGCGTGGGGTGGGTCCACTCGCGGGCCCGGCGCTCGAGGGTGCGCTCGACCGCGGCGCACAGCTCCTCGGGCAGGATCGGGTCAAAGTTGCCCGGGATCCACTCCTTGGGCCCATCCTTGATGTGGCCACTGACGGGGATCCAGCCTTGATATAGCCGATGGGCCATGAGGATGGTGCGTACGTTGCTTGCGTCGAAGCGGCGCGGCTCGCCCTTGCGGCCACGGAAGCGCCAGCCGGCGGCGTTCAGGGCGGTCGCCAGGCGCGACAAGCTGAGGTCGCCCGGGGCGTAGAGTTCATAGCAGCGCACGAGGGCGTCGTAGTAGCGCCGCACGTCGCCGTTACCGTCGACCGAGTAGGTCTCGGTGCTGGGAGAGAGGGCCCCAGTGACGGGCGCCCGCTCACAGCCGAAGGGGGTCAGGCCCCAGTGCCGGCCGCGGCTCCGTTTGAACGCGATCTGATCCTTCATGCGCTCCGATGCGAGATCGCTCTCGAGCTGGTTCACGACGGCGACGAACCCCATCATGGCCATGCCCATGGCGCTGCTCGTGTCGAATCGTTCTTTGAGAGAGACCAGCGCGATCTGGCGGCCCTGCAGCCCCGCCAGGAACTCGAAAAAGTCCCGAACCGAGCGAGACGCCCGGGCGAGGGACTCGACCACCACGGCGACGACGGTCTGGTCCTGGCGGATGCGCCGCTGGAGCCTCTGCCAGTCGGGTCGGTTGTCGGTGCGGCCCGACATATGGCCCTCGGCGTCCTCAAAGACGTCGCCGGGCTCGACGATCCAACCGTGGCGCTCGGCCTCCTCGAGGCAGCGCGCACGCTGGCGCTCGGGCGAGATGGTGTCCGAGCCGGTGCGCACGATGGATTTGCGGATGTAGATCAGGGCGCGGTTACGGGATGGCAATGGAATCAGCTCGATTATAGCAGATAGAGGCGACGGCCCCTCCGGCTACGAGACGCCAGGCAGACGCGGCATGAGCGCATGCGGCTTGCAGATGGTCAGGTTGCCTATCCGCTGGCACTTCAGAAGCCTATCATCGTACGTATGCAGCTCTGAAGCGCCGAGCCACTGGGCGGTTGCCACATGGATGGCATCGAGCGGCTTGATCGGGGACTTGCCCTCCGCCACGCATTGGCGGATAAGGTCCCGCGCTTTGCGCGCGATGTACTCGTGCAGGTCAACCATTTCCATGTGGGTATCGTCGGCCCACATGGCATCGATCTTCGTCTCAACCGCGGGATCCAGGATCTGGCCACTGCGCTCACCGGAGGCATACGCCACTTCGACCTTTGACACGGCCGAGGTAGCGATCTTGCGGCCACCTTGACTGTCGTCAATCTCCTGGAGCACTCCGGCTATGTCTGGGGTCCGCGTTGCGTCACCGTTGAGTTGACTGATAAAGATGCAGCTATCCCAGTATACATAGTCGGGCTTAGGCATCCCGCATCCTCCTTAGCGTGATCTCGGGCTTCTCCGAATCAGGGGGCACTGGCACGATGCCTTGCGCCTCACGGAGCCCATTTCCCGGCGTATCGTCCAGTACCTCCACGTTGTCGATGTCCCGGACCTCGACCGGCCGGCCAAAGACGGGGTCACGCACAACCCGGCCCGTCACACGTACGCGCTTTCCCCAGGCGTTGCGCATCTCGTTTTCGCGCCCGGTTACGAGATAGCAGCGCACGGCCTGATCGAACAGGGCATCGTACAGAGTGAAGTAGAGCCGGCGGCGATTGGTCAGCGTCTGAACGATGCCCTTCACCGTGCCCCAGGCTGGTGGAAGAGTGGATTCACGCACGTGCGCGGAGGCCGTGGTGACATCCGCGATGCCATAGTCGGTCTCGAACCGCAGCCGCGTGATCTTGCCGTCCAGGATCCCGGTGAGAGCCCGCGCGTATTCGGCCACACTGCCGGAGTAGGGGACGGCCTCGCTGCGCGAGAGTGCCGTGCCGACGATGCCGTACGCATTCACCACGCGCTGGACCGGCTCAGCCTCGGCACACAGGCCCAGGATCGTCGCCTCGGCGCTGCCTCCCTCGAGCGCAGTGACCACCCACTCGATAGTGGCTTCGGCGGCGACCTCCTTGGTTAGAGACGCGATGAGACCCGTAAAGTGTCCCATCGCATCGGCAAAGAGGTTCAACGGAACCTCGCCGTCCATCCTCAAGGTAAGCGTATCATTGGCCATTGGTCAGCTCCCTCTTCGAAGGCCCACGCTTGGCGCTTACCCGCATTATACAGGCACTCAGCCATGGCTCATACACGTTCAACTATTCCTGACCGAGAATGCCCATCGGCCTCGCAGCAAAGAATTGCACGAGCCCGCAGGTCTCGCACGCTACTTGCACCATGGGTACCGTCGATCCTCCGCCGAGCTGAATCGAGTTCCCCGCCATTGGTGTCGTCACCACGAGATCAACGATTGCCCAACGGGACTGTCCACAGTGAGGACAGGCGCCTCCATTGCCTAACATGCTCTTCTTTGAATTCAGCCAGCCGGCCGCTTTACGCTTCTGATCATCTGTGAGAGCCATGTCCATTATCCTTTCCGGTGATGAATGGATGATGCGGGACCATGACGAGCGTCCCTTACTCCCCCTACTCCTACTATCCCCACCCTGCTTCGGCAGATCAAAGCCCATGAGGCCATCCGCCAAGATGCTTCAAGGGTGCGCGCAGCCGCGGGCAGCGACTCAGCCATGATGAGCGGCGGAGCCGCGCAGGTTGAGGCCGGCGCGGGCGATGGGGGCAGCAGTCACGGCGCTAGACAAGGTACTCCCTCAGCTCGCGCCAGGCGTCAGCGGCAGGGTACGGCGCCCGCATGGCGTTGCCACGCTCCTGACATTCTGAGCAAAAGAGCTTTCCCAGCTCATCCACGCTCAGACCGACCTCATCTGCCGCCCTCGCCAGCATGGACACGACACCGGGCGCGAACGAAGGATTCGGTCCGTAATCATCAAGGTGGATACCGCGCTTGGCCAATTCCGCCCGATGGTACTTGTCGAAGAAGGGCATGTAGATGCGGCGCCCTTTTTGATCCTCGGCCCAGATGTTGGCCACCCGACAATAGTCCAGGTACAGAACCTCGCACAGAAACGGGATCGCAGCTTGCGTCCGCCCTTCCTTTATGAGTTGCTCCGCCTGGTAGTAGCGGATAACACGAAACATGCCCCCTTGGCACTGCTTTGCCGCCTCAATAGAAGCCTCGTTCCAGCAGCGCCATGCCCCATCACGATCACCGTTCACTAGATTGATCCGGGCACGCAGTATTAGGGCATTGACCGTATCACCAGCCTTCTCGGTCGCTTTTAGTTGGATTTGGAGATCGCGCAGGCGCTTTTCTTTACGCGCCGCTTTGATCTCCTCATCAATGGCCAGTGCTTGATCCTCGGTATAGAAGCGCTTCACCACGTCGCCAAGTGCCTGCTTGGGGACAATCGTCTCACGGCACTCCGGACACTTGCGCTTACGAACCGGCTCGATATCCAGCACTACCCCGCAGTGCGGGCAAGTGATGGGTTTGGGGGCAACCTTGATGGGCATGGCGCCAAGCTGCGACGCTGCGCGCGGGGGCGCGCTCGGTTGTGGAGTAACAGGCTGCTTCTTGGGGCGGCGCCCGAACGGCCATAGTGGCATAGGATACCTCCGATGATGGCTAGAGCGCTGCCATGATGGCCTGGTAGATGGTCTCCGTATCACCACCACATACCCACTTGTAGCGTTTTCCGTCGTTAGTCTTGACGACGATGTGTGCTTTCGTGCGCGGCAGGTCGACGCCGGCGATATTGCGCAGCAGTACGGTCTGGGTTTTCCTCAAAGCCATGAGGCCGCGCTCTTCCACCTCGATGCGGTTAGGATAGACGGTGAGGGAGAAGCCGGTGCGCCGGTGTGAGGCGAGTGGTTCGCTGGCCATGTTTCCTCCGACTTGGGTAAACTGTGGCTATCCCAAAAAGAAACGCAACTATCCAAGTTCACTGAAGTGAACTCCAGGGCCTTGACTAGAACATACGTTCTAGTGTATAGTAGCAGAAGATGCTCCCCCCAGCAAATGGCCAAGGAAAACCTGGCCCACAACCGAGAATCCCCCCATGAGAAGACCAATGCGACGAGGCAAACCGAGGCAACGAAGCGTGGCGCGGGCGAAGACCACCCGGATGACGACGGCCCGGCAAAGCCGGGTTCATGCCAAGCTGTGCTTGGCCATCAGCGACTATCTCTATCTCCGCCTAGTGGCGGCGCGGCTGCGCGAGATGGCCAGGGAATTAGAGCGGCTGGCGCGGCGATAGGAGCTAGCCCCGCGCGGTACCCAAAACTCTAGAAAACCAAGCTGTCCCCATCATACTTGGTGACTGCCTTAAGCCAAGCACACAACTGGCCCACCATGGGTTGGAGCGCACGTCCAGCAACTGCACCGCCCATATCGCTGACTCGTGGTCTCTCCGGAAGAGGAGGCGTCTGTTCAGTAATCTTGGCGGCCTCGGATACCAGCATTGCATAGATGTCCAGATATGGTGCCGCCACCGCTTCAATGTTAGGCTGGAACAGGTTGCCGATGTCCTCATAGAACTGCTCGACTCGGCGAATCAAGGCTCGTTCTTCGTCTGTGGCCACGTTGATAAGCCTCCCTACTTCCCCTTCAGAATCCGCACGGCGTCTCGCGCCGTGTTTATGACCATGGCCCGCATGCGCTCATCGTCGATCTGGCGATAGAGGTGGACAAGCTCCGCCTCGTCATCGGCCAGGTCGGTGTCGATGCCCAGGAACCAGGTGACCGGGCGGCCTAGGATCTCGGCAAGCTTGACGAGCCGGATGGCCCCCACCTCAGAAACGCCATTCTCTATCAGTGAGACGGTGGACTGTTCTATCCCAAGGCGCCTTCCCAGCTCCTCCTGGCTCATCTTGGGCCTATACGCTTCACGTGCCCTCTTGATCCGCCGGGCAAGCGCCTTCTCCTGATCCATGGCTCCGATTATAACATTTCCCTATCACGGATATGTGCAAAACGCTTGACAGTTCAACGAGCATACTCTATAATGTCCATGAGCTTCTCTAATGGCTCTCTCTTTTTCGAGTCGTTCATGAGTATTACTAATGAATAGGATCAGTGAAGAATATGGATTTCGGCAAGGCAGTGCAGGTGATGCGAACCGTCCGCGGCATGACCCAAAAAGACCTTGCCGCCGCCGCGGGGATCAATCGCGTGTTCGTGTGGCAGATCGAGCGCGGCCTGACGTTTCCCGGCCCGGAGTTGGAGGCCGCGATCAAGCGCGCCTTGCGGTGGCCGGCGGAGGCGGAGGTGGCGTTCGCGATCTTGGAGAGAGAGGAAGAGGCAGCATGACGGCCGTCGACCACGCCGCGACGCGGCGCGATCCGCACTACCAGGGCTTTGTCGCGGCGCTCGCCGAGATGGTGCGCGACCAGATGGAGCGGGACGGGACGTTGCCCGAGTGGCTGCGCCGGCCAGAGGACAGACCACCTCGGCGCGAAGACGAGGGAAAGGAGGCAGCATAGACAGCAAGGCAAAAAAGTGACGGCCCAGTGTTGCGAGCACTGAGCCGCCGAAATGAGTGCGATGAGGTTTCGGGCTGACGGGGGTTGGGGTCGCCCCGTCTGTGCACAGAGTACCACATCACGGCCCCGAGTGCAAGGGGAAAGAACAACATCATGGGCAACTACTATGGCGGGCAGTACCTCGAAACCCGTCTCGGCGAAGTGAAAAAGGCACAGCGCACCACGCTGTACGCCGAGGCACACCAGCAGGGCTACCACGTGCGCATGGTCGTGCTGGCCTACGAGTGGGCCGTCAACGGCAGCTATCGCAGCGAGGGCCTGGTCGAGATGCGCCTCCACGGCTCGGTGACACACGACGGGCTGGCGCCGGTGACCGTCTCACCCGAGGGGACACTCGATCACCTCAGCCCCACACAGCTCGTTGAGCTGAAGGCAGTGCTCGCCACCCCCGGCGACTTTGCACTCACCTGGTTGCTCCAAGACCACACCGTCGCGTTGGGCGACAACATGCTGCGCCGGGTGATGGGCATCTCGGGGACGATCTTTGACCTGGTCGACACGGCGGTGGCCCGGTTCATGCACGAGCATCCCGACTGGGAGCCGCCCGAGAGAGACTATCGCTGGGAGAACTAATGATGCTGCGCGCTACGGGCGTCACCATCGCTCTGTTACTGGCCTTGCAACAGTCACCCCAGGAGTTCATGGTGCGCCGGCTGGCCGAGGCCCAGGGCATCGACCCCAACTATGCCGCCTGCATCGTGGCGCGCGAGTCGGAGTGGAACACAAACGCCGTGGGCGACGACGGCGCGGCGGTGGGGCTGTGGCAGTGGCACCTCGGCTCCTGGCAACACGTGCGGGAGGCGATGGGGCTCCCCGTCGCGGATCGGCGCGCAGACCCCGTCGAGAGCACGGTGACGGCGCTGTGGTGGATCGGCCAGGGGTATGGGCGCTGGTGGACGGCGGATCGGTATTGTCACGACAAGGAGTACACCATGGCCAAGACAAGCAGAGTTTTCCAGCAGGTCCAGGACCTGCACGACGACGATACGGCGTTGGAGCGGCGGCTGGTCGGCGAGTTGGACGCGTTCCGACAGCTCGTGTGGCAGCGCGCCGGCGATGGCGAGATCACACCGGCGGAGCTGAGCGAGATCAACGACGGCATCCAGGAGCTGCGCGCCAAGGTGACGCGGAGCCTGGACAACAACCGCGTGGTGGCGTCGCTGCTGTGTTGCGAGGCGGGGCGGCTCGATCCCCAGGCGGAGAAAACGCAGGAGCGGTTGCCGGCGTTGCGGTTGCTGGCTACGCCCGAGCCGGAGCCGGAGGAGGACTGGGCGGCATGAAAACCTACATCGGCCCTGGTAACGTCGTGATCACGAGCTATGCCGATGAGCTGAGGCACCTGCCGTTGCGCGGCAGGCCAACGTGGGTGGCGACGGTCATTGCCTCGGCGGCGATCACCGTGTTCCTCGGGGTGGTGCTTGGGATCGTCGCCTACATCGCCTGGGCCGGTACGCAGGCCTGGGACGCGGTGGCCGTGGCGGCGGTGCTGGCGCTGTGGCTCATGATCCAGGGGGCGCGGCGGTGAAAGCCCTCACCCACGCCGAACGGGGCCGCCTCGGAGGTCTGCGCACCGTTGAGCGCTACGGCATCGACCACATGCGGGAGATCGCCGCACGCGGCGGCCAGGCGGTGGTCGAGAAGCACGGCGCCGACCATATGAGCGAGATCGGCAAGCGCGGCTTTCAGGCCGCGGTCGAGCGACGATTCGACGGCGATCCCGAGGCGGCCAAGAAGTGGCTGGTGAAAGCCGGCCTGGCAGCGATGGACCCGTTCCCAGAGAACGGCGCTTGGCAGCAGGAGGCAGCAGAGTGAACACACCAAGTCCCGAGGTCCAGCGCGCGGCGCGTGATCTGCGCGAGGCGTTGGAGCAACACACCTACGCCATGCACCACGGCACGCCCGAGGACACGGTTCACACGGCGGAAGAGGTTGACGCGGCGCGGGCAAGGCTACGCGCGGTGTGCGAGGCAGAGGAGGTATCCCATGCATGAGGGCGAGATCGAGTACGAGTTCAACGAGGGCGCAGCGAATCGCGCCACACAGAAACCCAGTGAGGAGGTGGTACAGGAGGTCGCCAGCCGGTTGGCCCTGTTGCGCAACACCTACGGCCAGGCGGCGGCCACTGAGGCAATCAAGCGAGCGACGGTAACGGAGGGCGCCTCGCAGGGATAGAGGCCCTACGAGGCGCCGGGTTGAGGCGCTTGCCTCAACCTCTGGGAAGAGGCTGTCACAAGTATACCACCACAAGGAGAAACACGACAATGGCCAAGCTACCCGCAATCGACGTCACCCAGGCCGCCGGCGCGTTCGCGCGGCAGGCGTTTGATATGGTGGCCACCGAGGTCAACGCGCAGCAGACCATCGAGGACATGCTGCAGTTGCCCGAGGAGATCGCCGCACTAGAGCGCAGCATCCTCGACCTGCAGGCCCAGGGCGACCGCATGCGGCGCGAGGGTTTGGCGCTGGCCAGGGAGAACCTGAGCCTGGCCGAGATCACGGCGCAGTTGGAGGCGCCCGAGGAGGCGTCCAACGGCAAGAACGCCGAGACGCGCAAGCGCGCCATGGATGCACATCTAGCGCAGGACGCCGGCATCCGCAATGCCAAGGCTGAGGTGCTCAAGGTCGAGACGCAGATCGCCGGCATGGACGCGCTGGTCGAGGCGCGCCGCATTGAGCTACGCGAGAAGGTGAACCTGTTCAGCGCCCTGCGCCACGTCGCCGACCTGCAGGTGCAGCTCCTGCGCCTCTTCAGCCAGGCCGGCGAGTAGATCGTCGTGCCGGGCCCGGCGCGCGTCGGGCCCACCAAGAGTAACCCCACAAGGAGAAACACTGACATGGCAAAGCTACCGACCGAGAACACCCGCACGGACGACGACTGGCTCGACTCGGCGGACGACGTCGATCAGTCGGGCGTCGACCTGATCGGCCCCGAGTATCCCTACATCCAGTGGGTGCACGGTGATCCCAAGGCCAAGCGCGTGGGCGGCGTCATCTACACCGGCGGCTGGTTCTTCCCCAAGCAGCAGGCCGGCGCCGAGGAGATCGAGGGCTGGGAGGCCGGCGAACTCACCCACGACAACGGTGAGGAGACCGAGGGGTTCTTCCGGCGCGACCTCACCGTGGCCGTGCTGCATTGGCGCCAGTGCTGGCAGGTCAAGAAAGCCAACAAGCGGATGGCGGTCTTTACCTGGGACAACCACGCCGGCGCCAAGGCGTTCGCCGAGGCAGAGGGCTCCCACCCCACGAGCCGCCTTCACGCACTGTGCATCGTCCAGGGCCTCGAGGAGATGGGGCCCATCATCTTGACCCTCGGCGGCGTGGCCGCGGCCTCGTTCACCACCGGCTACAAGAAGCACGAGGGGGTGCTGGCCCGCGCGGCGCGGGTGATCGTCAAGCCCGTCAACGCGGCCATCAGCAAAAAGGGCAAGTCCAGCAAGTTCCCCTATCGCGCCTTTTGGTTGACCGTTGGGGCGAACCGCGATGAGCGCGGCGAGCCGCTGTTCTCGCCCGTCGGCGAGCAACAGAGCGTCCTGCTCGCGCTGCCGTCTCTGGTCGGCGTTCCCGACAAGTTGGACCTCGACGGTGCGCGCGCGCTGTTCGTGGGCAGGGAGAACCTGGCCGCGTTCAATGACCTCTACGCCGACGCCGCGGACTGGTCCAAGGCGTGGAACGACATCGCGCCGCAGGCCGACGACGATGACGAGGAGGAGGACGCGCCCCAGGCAGAGACCGAGGGCAAGGCGGACGCCAGCGACGATGGGCTGAACCCCTACGCGTCCGGCGGGGCCAAGAGCGAGACGCTGTTCTAGTTTAGGACGGCGGAGAGAGGGATACTCCCCCTCTCTCCGCTGCAGGAGCATCATGATGAATTCCCACGACGTCCTGGGTCTCCGCGGCCTCCTGGCCAGCAAGATCCCAGGGTATGAGCATCGACCACAACAGATCGAAATGGCGGCGCTGATCGAGGCGTGCATCGAGCGCGGCGGGACGGCCGTCATCGAGGCGGGCACCGGCACGGGCAAATCGTTCGCTTACCTCGCGCCGGGGATCGTGCGCTCGCACCAGACCATCGTGTCGACGGCGAACAAGACCTTGCAGGCACAGCTCGTGCACAAAGACCTGCCGCTCTTGCGCGAGGTGCTGGCGCCGGCGGGCTATGACTTTACCTACTGCCTGGCGAAGGGCAAGACGAACTATCTGTGCATCGACAAGCTGCAGACGACAGCCTTTGACCCGGGCTACGAGGATTGGATCGGCAAGACCGCGACGGGCGACATCGACGACGCGCCGTTCGCGCTCTCGCCGCAGGAACAGCGATCGCTGTGCTGTGGCGACGACTGCCACAAGGATGCCTGCCGCCACTACGCCGAGTGCTTTTACTACCGGGCCAAGGCGGAGCGCTCGAGCGCCGACGTGGTGGTGACGAACCATGCGCAGCTGTGCATGCAGATCGAGCACCCCTACGCGGCGATCCTGCCGGCGGCGCCGGTGCTGATCGTCGATGAGGCCCACCAGCTCGAGTCCTACGCGGTGAACGCCTACAGCCTCAACGTCTCGCCGCTGGCGTTCCGCGGCCCTCTGGCCGCATTGCGCGCCGACGCCGAGGCCTGGCTGGGGGAGATCGCCGCGGGCCGGCTCGTGGGGCGGGGGCGGGAGCAGGACGCGCTGATCGAGCCGCAGGTGACGTTCGACTCGGGCCAGGCGCTGGCGGAGCGCATCGAGGCGGTCCTCACCGTGATCCGGCCCGAGCCGGCCAACAGCGATGAGGCGCAGGCACGCAATAACGCCCGGCACGACCAGCTCCGCCAGGAGATCAAGGGCCTGGCCGAGCGCGTGCGGGTGCTGTCCGAGCCGACGCCGGCGGGGTGTGTGCGCCACATCACCCGGCGCGGCGACCGGCTGCAGGCGGAAGTGACGCGCTTTGACGTCTCGGAGACCCTCGGCGTCCTGGGGGCAGCGTTCCACACCGTCGTCTACACCTCGGCGACGCTGGCCTCGGGGCCGGGCGATTTCTCGTACTTTATGGCGCGCAACGGCGTGCCCGACTCGGCCGAGACGCTGCAGCTCGATTCGCCGTTCGACTTTGAGGCGCAGTGCCAGCTCTATCTGCCGATGCAGGACGGCATGCCGATGCCCGACTGGCGCCACCGCGACGCGTACGACGCCGCGGCGCGGGCACAGATGCTGCAGCTCGTCATGGCCTCGCAGGGCGGGGCGATGCTGCTGTTCACGTCGCACTATGCCATGCAGCAGGCGGCGCGCGCCCTATCGTTCGAGCTACCGTCAGAGTACGAGGTGCGCTGCCAGGGCCAGCAGGGCAAGCAGGCGCTGATCGACTGGCTCAAGTCGAGCGAGCACGCCGTGCTGTGCGCCACGGCGAGCTTTTGGGAGGGCGTCGACGTGCCGGGGGATGCGTTGAGGCTCGTGGTGATCGACAAGATCCCGTTCGCCTCACCCTCACCCGTCGAGCAGGCCAGGCAGGACGCCGCCGGCCGGCGGGCGTTCATCGAGCTGTCGGTGCCCGAAGCGTGCCTGCGGCTGCGCCAGGGGTTCGGGCGACTGATCCGCACGCGCACCGACCACGGCGTGGTGGCGCTGCTGGATCCGCGGCTGTGGACCAAGGGCTATGGGCGCAAGATCATCGCGGCGCTGCCCGACGCCACAGTGGTGACCAGTATCGACGACGTCGAGGCGTTCTTCGATGGTCCCGAGCCGCGGCCCATGGCGTTCGGCGCTATGGTGGCGGCGCTGGAGGATGCGCTGTGAAGGCGCTGCCCTACGCCGAGGACGTGAACTATTGGCGGACCGGCCAGTCGTCTCCGGACACGTGGCTGGACCAGGCCAAGCGCGAGATCGCTCGCGCCGGCGGGACGGTGCTGGGGGAGGCGTTCGTCGCCGAGGCCTCCACCGGGCGCCAAGCGTACATGCTGGCGTTCATCCTGGACAGCGAGCGCTACAAGGTGCAGTGGCCGGTGCTGCCGACAAAGGGCGGCAACGACCGCGCGGCGCGGATCCAGGCGGCGACGATGCTGTACCACGACGTCAAGGCGCGGTGCGTGTCGGCCAAGGTACTCGGCGCCCGGGCGGCGTTTCTCGGCTACTTGATGCTGCCGGACGGGCGCACCGCCGCCGAGGTGGCGACGCCGGCGCTGGCGTCGAGTCTGCCGCCGCTATTGACGGCGGGGAAGTAGGAGGTGCGTTGTGTGACCACAACACCGGGCGCCCGGGCGGCGCCGCGATGCAAGCATCGATGACAACCGAATGGGGCCCGAACGCACGGAACCTACCCCCAGTAGGTCGGGCCCCACACTGTGGGCGGCGTAGGAGAATTGGTAGACCGCTGGCGTCCCGGGATACGACCAGAGATGCAGGTTCGAGCCCTGCCGCCGCCTCCATACCCAATTTGTGGCCGTCGAGTACCAGCGGAGTGTAGGGTTTGCGGGACCGGGCCCAGGCCGAAGCCCCCACTAGTTCCGGGACGAATAACCCGGCGCTCTGATGGTCGCGGCGAGACGGCCACCACGAGAGAGGCGTTGGTCGATAAGTCGATAGACCCCCGGCGCCGGCGGGACCTGGGCGACGCCGGCGTCGGGGGGAGCGTACAAACGCGTAGGACCGCAACACAGGAGGATCATCGCCATGGAGACCACGGCTACGTACACCGCCATCGCGCAGTCCCCGACCGGCGCTGAGGAAGACCTCCTCAGTCGCATCCGCGGCGTCATCGAGGAACGCGACGCCTACAAGGCCAAGTGCGAGGCCTACCGCGCCAAGCTCAGCGATCTCATGGGCGAGTTGCAGGCGTTCATCGATGAAGCGCCCCGTTGCCCTGGGGCGGAAACGCCGGCAGTGACCGCGGCGCCCGAGCCGTCGCCGGCCAAGGTCGAGCCTCCGGAGGCCAAGGCCACACCGGGCGCCTCGGCGCGCCGCTACACCGAGGCCGACGTCTTGATGTGGGCCTCGGCGCTGCGCACGGGCATGTCGCAGATTGAGGTGAGCAACTACTACCAGGTGTCGACCCGGACGATCTACAAGCGCCTCACCGATCTGGGCTACGATCCGGCGACCGGGTTCCCGCGCAATGAGGGCGTTGTACCCAACGCGGAAGCTGCCCGCGTCGAGTTCGCGCCCACGCCGGCGGTCGAGGATACCGAGCCTGAGACGCCGGAGCTGGAGGCGGAGCCCGACGATGATGGCGTTGTCATAGACGTCTCCGACGACGCCATCGCCACATGGGTGCAACTCATGGATGAGGAGCATCGCACCGCGGAGTGGATCGCAGACCGTTGGGGCCTCGACCCCTACTATGTCCGGGGGCGCGTCCGCCAGTGGCGTGAGGAGCACGGCGAGACGTTGGAGGCGGCGTAGCGATGTTCAACGCAGAGGCAGAATTGGAGCAAGAGCAAGCGCGGCGTGAGGCGGTGGTGGTCGAGGCGGCGCGGCGATACGCGACGGCACACAGAGCGTTCCTTACGGCCTCGAATCCAAAAGGACGTTATCATGCAGCATGTGCCAGAGACTATGCTGCTAGTACGTTGCTTGATACGGCTAAAGCACTTGAGGAACTCACCGGTCCACTCCAGGAGACGCAACCATGACGGTCCTTCGGTTTCCCGTGGCGGGCACCACCAACGCGATTGCACTCGCCGGCGCGGTGGCCCACGCCATCCGCAGGGGAGACAGCATCGATCTGATGACCTATGGGCTCAAGCCGGCGGGCATCGCGGCGCAGGGCACGGCGCTGGCGCGCGAGTTCCTCCTGGAGGATGGTATCGGGCTGGCCGTCGAGGTGCAAAAGATCCGGATCACGCTGGCACCCGACCAAATGGGGTATGGGATCAAGATCGCCCTGCGACCCACGGCGCTGTACGCCGAGGACGGCGCCGGGCCGGCCTCGATCTACACTGAGCTTGGCCAACTGACCGCCCAGACCGCGTGAGATACCCGACGCCATGACATCACTCCTCGAGCAGGTCCTGGCCAAGCTCGCCCGCGGGGATGCCCCCGATGACCGTTGGCCCGACGCCAGCGGCGAGTACTGGGGGCTGTGCCCGTTTCATACCGACAATCACGCCGGCTCGTTTTCCTTGAACAAGACGACCGGCCTCTACAACTGCTACTCGTGCGAGGCGAAGGGCAACCTGCGCCAGCTCGCGCGCCACCTAGGGATCGACACGGAAGAGGCCACGGCGGGGACCACGCTCGAGGAGTACGCCGACGCCAAGCGCATCCCGCCGGGGTTTCTCGCCAAGATCGGCGTCACCCAGGAGACGATGCGCTGGGGCAAGACCAGGATCCCGATCCTGCACATCCCCTACTATGACGCGGATGGCAAGATCGTGGCCGTGCGCCGGCGGCTGTTCTTACGCAAGGGCGCCGAGGACAACCGCTTCCGCTGGCGCAAGGGGGACAGGGCGCGACCCTACGGGCTGTGGCTGCTCGAGCAGATGCGACCCCGCGGCTGGATCCTGCTGGTCGAGGGGGAGTCGGACTGCCACACGGCGTGGCTGCACAAGGTGCCGGCGCTGGGCATCCCGGGGGCGAGTTCGTGGCGCGACGGCTGGGCGGAGCACCTCGAGGGGCTCGAGGTCTATGCCTGGCACGAGCCGGATCAGGGCGGCGACACGTTCATTGCACGGCTCAGGCGCTCACTGCCCGATGCTAAGGTCATCGTGCCGCCCGAGGGCGCCAAGGACCTCTCGGAGATCCACGTGGCCGGGCAGGACGTGGCGGCGACCGTCGAGGACCTCAAGGCGAAGGCCAAGCCCCTCGATGCGTTCGCCGCCGGACCCCAGGCCTACAACCTGACCGACTATGGCAACGCGGAGCGGCTCGTGGCGCGGTTCGGGGAGCGCATCCACTACGAGACCGCGTCGGGGCACTGGTATGTGTGGGACGGCCGGCGCTGGGCGCCGGATAGCACGCTGGAGATCGAACGCATGGCGAAGGAGGTGGCGCGCGGAATCTATCAGGAGGCGTCGGAGGAGGCCGATCCCGACCGGCGGGCGGCCTTGGTCAAGTGGGCGCTGCGATCGGAGGCGCATGCGCGTATCCAGGCGATGATTGCCCTGGCCGATAGCGAGCCGGGCGTCGCCGTGACACCGGGTCAGTTCGATGCCGATCCGTGGTTGCTGAACGTCATGAACGGGACCATCGATCTGCGCGATGGCTCCCTCAGGCCGCACGATCCCGACGATATGATCTCCAAGCTCGCGCCGGTGGTCTATGACCCTGACGCGCGCTCCGAGGTCTGGGAGCGGTTCCTCGAGGAGGCCACCGGCAAGGACGATGAGCTGCAGCGGTTTCTGGCCCGCGCCGCGGGGTACACCGCGACGGGGCGGACCGATGAGGAGGTGCTGTTCTTCCTCCATGGTCCGGCGGCGGCGGGCAAGTCGACTTTCGCAGAAGCGCTCAAAGCAACGATGGGCGACTATGCCACGACGGCCGACTTTGAGACATTCCTGCAGCGCTCGTTCGTGGGCGGCATCCGCAACGACATCGCCGACCTGGCCGGCGCTCGGTTCGTGCTCAGTATCGAGGTGGACGAGGGAAAGAAACTCGCCGAAGGGCTGGTCAAGATGATCACCGGAGGCGACACGGTGAAAGCTCGACACCTCTATCGGGAGGGCTTTGAGTTCGTCCCGCAGTTCACGTTGTGGTTGGTTGCGAATCACGCTCCACGGGTACGGGATGACGACGCCGCCATGTGGCGCCGCATCCTGCGCGTGCCGTTCGAGCACGTTGTACCCGCACACCGGCGCGATAGTAAGCTGAAGGCCTTTCTCCGTGATTGCGAGCGGGGGGGCCCGGCCATCCTAGCATGGCTGGTCCGTGGTTGCCGCGAGTGGCGCCACATCGGCCTAGCAATCCCGCCCGTCATCGAGCGTGCCACCGCAGAGTACCGGCGCAACATGGATCCCCTGGCGGATTTCGTCCAGCAGTACTGTGTCGTCACTCCCCTGGCCGAGGCTGAGACCTCTCAGCTGCGGGAGGCGTACGAGCGGTGGGGATCCGAGAACGGCCTTGGCCCGCGCGACCTGGTGCGTGGCAAGGCCTGGGGCGAACGATTGCGGAGTTTGGGTTGCGTCCCCCATTCGATCAAGGTCGATGGCCAGACGCGACGTTTCTGGCTCGGCATTGGGCTGAAGGCTTCCCAGGATGAGGCCTATCCGACCCAGCCAGAGCTATCCATGGCCGATGAGGCGGAGCCCGGGCCGGCAATCGAGCACGATCCACCCCCGCCAAGGCCGCTGGAGGATGACGAGGACGAGGATCAGAGCCGCGATATCGTGTTCTGATGACGCCTGCCATACGCTGGCATAGTAGCGGTTACAGAATTACGGAATCGGGGTCGATTCAGGAAACTTTTCCCATATAGCTCTCACGTGGGGAGTTTTCCTAAAACAGGCCCAATTCCGTAACTCCGTAACCGGAGGGGCAAAAACGATGACCGGGATCGCGACACTGTCGGATCTACGCTTGCTTGGTGCTGCCGTGGAACGGCTGGGGGAACATATTCGGGTCTCGCCTCCGGAGGGCAAGGCCATTCCACGCGACCTGCTGGCCAGGGCTAAGGCGGACAAGGCCGCTATCTGGCACGAGCTGCGTCGCGAATGTCTGACGGCCGATCCGCGGCCCGATCTGGCGCAGGATCACTACCTCTGGATGCGCCTCCTCAACATGGCCTATGACCGCGACGGCAGCGACGTGGACGGGCTGGCCGGCGCGCTGCACGGGTTTCGCTGCTGCGGCGCTGTGTTGCTCCGCGGTGACGACGGTTACCTGCGCCTGGCGCCGGGGGAGATCGCCGCCGATGAGTACGCGGCGCTGAGGGAGCGCTACCTCGTGCCGCACGCCGCGGCGCTCGTGGCGCTGCTAAAGGCGCTGTCGGTGGAAGAGGAGGCGTAGCGTGGCGCAGCTCACCCTCCTTGGCGTGAAACAGAGCTGTCCTAAGGGGCGCTCCGCGGCGCAGATCGCCGCCTATGAAAAGTGGGCGCCCATGACGGCGCCGGCCTCGCCGCACGCCTTGGTCGAGCCAGAGCTTGCCGGCGCCATGTTCATCCACCCCAGGCCGCTCTGGGTGCTGCAGTACCGCAAGACGCTCATCGCCGAGGACGGTGAGCGCTACATCCTGGGGGTGCTGGTCGATCAGGGGGAGGGGACGCGGGTTGCGTTGGGCAGCGTGTGGTGCTGCCGGGAGCGGAGGCTGAGGAGGATCGGGCGATGCAGCGTTGGGTACAATGAGGCATCGAACGATGCCTAGGCTTGATGCCAAGAAGGATGCCAACCACGATGAGATTGCAGACACTTTCCGTCGCTGTGGCTGGGGCTGGAAAGACACCTATCAGCTCGGCCTCGGCTTTGGCGATGGGGTGGCGTGTCGCCCGTGGGTGAACGTGATCGTCGAGTGCAAGGCGGACGGGGGACGGCTGACCAGGGCGGAGCGCGAGTTTCACCAGACGTGGATGGGGCCGCTCGAGATCGTGGGGTCGATAGATGATGTGCTCAAGGTGAATGAAAAGTACGCCAGGCCGGACTGGTACAGAGGTTAGTAGGGGTTAGGCCATGTCCATCATCGCACTCATTGGCGCGGGAGGCTATGTCATGGCGAAACCGTCGACGAAAAAGTCGTGTCGCATGGCCGACATGGCATGGCTGCTCCGTGAGGCGCGCATGACCATCGAGCAGCTGGCTTACCTCTATGGCGTGTCAAAGCGCTCCATTCGGCGAGACCTCGATGACATGCAGGATGAGCCAATGCGAGTGCCGCTGGACCAAGACGAGCGCGGACGGTGGTACGTGGTGAGGAAATTTCCCCCAGAGTGACACTAGCTGTCACAGGGGTGCGCTATGCTCCGGTCGAGGGACCGGAGCGTTTTTTGTTGCTCGAGGTGGTTCGGTGGGACTGAGTCGACAGAGGCGGGCGTTCGTTGAGCACTATTGTCGGTGCTGGATCGGGAAGGAAGCGGCGATCCGCGCGGGGTATGCCCCGAAATCGGCCCATGCGCGGGCATGGAAGTTGCTGCAGGACCCCGACGTCCAGGCGCTGATCAAGGCGCGCCTAGCTGAACTCAAGATGGGCACTGACGAGGTGTTGCTCCGCCTGACTGAGCAAGCGCGGGCCGAGTATGCCGAGTACCTGGGCGATGAGGGCACTGTTGACCTGGTCAGGATGCTCGCCGATGGCAAGGGGCACCTGATCAAGGGCACCAAGTGGGATCGGCGGGGCAACCTGGTGGTCGAGTTCTATGACGCGCAGGCGGCGCTCGTGCAGATTGGGCGTGCGCACGGCATGTTCATCGACAAGACGGCGCTGACCGACCCATCGGGCGAGCACGAGTATTCTGGGGGTTTGCGTGACGAGCTGGAGCGCCGCCTCGCTGGCCTCGCTGCCGGCGACGAAACGCCAGACGTTCCTGGAGAGCCTGAGTGACGCCGAGGCGGAGTACCTCCTTCACGACTGGGACTTCTGGGCACGGCCGGCGCAGCGTGAGCCGGCGGGCGACTGGCGCTACTGGCTGATCAATGCCGGCCGTGGCTTTGGCAAGACGCGCACCGGCGCCGAGATGGTGCGCGCGTGGGCCAAGCGCTACCGCTACGTGAACCTGATCGGCGCCACGTCGGACGATGCGCGCGACATCATGATCGAGGGGGAGAGCGGGATCCTGGCGATCTGCCCCCGCGACGAGCGGCCCGAGTACCGGCGCCACCTGTCGCGCCTCGATTGGCCCTCAGGGTGCCGGAGCCTGATCTTTACCGCCGACAAGCCGGCTAGGCTCCGTGGTAAGCAGCACGAGAAACTGTGGGCGGATGAGCTGGCCGCCTGGCGCTACGCCGAGGACGCTTGGGACCAGGCGATGCTGGGGATGCGGCTGGGCGACAGTCCGCAGGCGATCATCACGACGACGCCGCGGCCCATCAAGGTTTTGCGGGACCTGATCAAGGATCCGCATTGCGTGGTGACGACGGGCTCGACGTATGAGAACCGCGCCAACCTGGCCGACGCCTTTTTCGACGCCATCATCACCAAGTACGAGGGGACGCGGCTCGGGCGGCAAGAGCTCGAGGCCGAGCTGCTGGAGGATACGCCGGGCGCGCTGTGGCACCTCGCGCAGCTCGACGCGCTCCGGGTCAAGGCGGCGCCGGCGCTGAAGCGCATCGTCGTGGGGGTGGATCCCTCGGCGACCACGACAGGCGACGAGGCGGGCATCATCGTGGCCGGACTGGGGATCGATGGGCATGGGTACGTGCTCGAGGACGCCTCGCTGCAGGCCTCGCCTCATGGGTGGGGATCGCGGGCGGTGACGATGTACCACGCGCACCAGGCCGATCGGATCGTCGCAGAGACGAACAACGGCGGGGAGATGGTCGAGCTGACCATCCGCACCGTCGACGACAAGGTGAGCTACAAGGCGGTGCATGCCAGCAGGGGGAAAAGGACCCGCGCCGAGCCCATCGCGGCCTTGTACGAACAGGGCAAGGTGCACCACGTGGGGACGCTCGCCAAGCTCGAGGATGAACAGTGTCACTGGACGCCGGACGATGAGGAGTCGCCGAACCGCATGGACGCCATGGTATGGGCGCTTACCGAGTTGATGCTCGTGGGCCAACGGAGCTACGCGCCGCTATGAGCATCCTGACCAAGGCCAAGAGCACCGTCATGCGCTGGCTGAGCGCTGCCGGCACGTGGTCGCTTATGTTGCTGAGCAAGGCCGGCTTCAACTATCAGCGCGAGGTGGGCGACGGGCGGGGCAACAGCATCGTCATGGCCTGCATTCGCTGGTACTGCCGCACGTTCCCGGAGGCGCCGCTGCAGGTAGTGCGCCTCGAGGCGGACGGCACGGAGACGGTGCTGCAGGATCATCGCATGGTAGCGCTGTGGGAGCGGCCCAACCCGTACTATTCCGGTGAACTCATGTGGCGCGCGCTGCTGGCCGACTGGCTGTCACCCGGCAACGCCTACATCCTCAAGGTGCGCAACGCCTACGGTGAGCCGGTGCAATTGTGGTGGGCGCCGCAGTACCTCATGAAGCCGGTGTGGCCCGACGACGGCTCGGCCTATATCAGCCACTACGAGTACCGGCCCAACGGCATGCCGATCCGCTACGCGGTCGAGGACGTCATCCACTTTCGCAACGGTCTGGATCCGGCCAACACGCGCATGGGGCTCTCGCCGCTGGCGTCGCTGTTTCGGGAGATCTTTACCGACGACGAGGCGGCCTCCTTCAGCGCCAGCTTGCTGCGCAACATGGGCGTGCCGGGGGTGATCATCTCGCCCGACGTGGATGAGCCGGGGGCGCTCAACCCGGACGACGCCAAGGCGATCAAGGCCGATTTTGCCCAAAAGTTCGGCGGAGAGAAACGCGGCTCGCCGATGGTGCTGCCCAGTCGGACACGGGTGCAGGTGCTGACGATGAACCCGCAGCAGATGGACCTCAAGACCTTGCGGCGGGTGCCCGAGGAGCGCGTGACGGCCGTCCTGGGCATCCCCGCCATCGTGGCGGGCCTCGGCGCAGGCCTGGATCGCTCGACGTTCGCCAACTATGCCGAGGCGCGCGAGGCGGCGTACGAGTCGACGATCATCCCCGACCAGCGGCTGTTCGCGGGGGAACTCAGGTCGCAGCTCCTGGACGATTACGGCGACACGCGGCAGCTCCATGTGCGCTTTGACACCTCGCACGTGCGCGTGCTGCAGGAGGATCAGAACAAGCTCTGGCAGCGTGTTGACGGTGCGGTGCGCGGCGGGTGGATGATGGTGAGCCGGGCCAAGGAGATCGTCGGTGAGACGCCGGAGCCGGGCGACAACGTCTATCTGCGCTCGCTGTCGGTGCTCGAGACGGGGCCCGACGCGCCGGCGCTGTTGCCAGAGCCCAACGAGCCTCCCCCACCCGATGACGACGCGCCGGCGAACGGCGATCAGGACGACGATGCTCCCCGCAATATCGACGACGCCAAGGCGCTCAAGGCGCTGACAGGGATCACGTTCAAGGCGTCCGCGTCCCGCCCTGACCGGCGGATGATCGTGCGGTTGCGGCGCGAGGCGACGGTGATGAGCGCCCGCATGGCCGGCGAACTCGACGAGGCCTTTCAGGCGCTGGCCGATGAGGTGCTGGCGAACATCGCACAGGCGTCGGACCCGATGAAGGGTCGCGGCGCCGACCAGGTGAAGGATGCGCTGCCGGCGGATGACCCTATCGCCGATTGGCCGCGGGTGCTGCAGGTGGCGATCCAGGACGAGATGCAGCTCGAGGGGCTGATTCCCGACGACCTCGAGGCGCGGCTCCTCAAGGGCTGCTGGGAGCACAATATGGAGCTGGCCATCGAGACGACCGTCGGCACCATCGAGGATCGACTGGGTGTGCCGGTGAGCTTTAACCTGCAAGACCTTGTAGCGCGGGATCTCATTCGCAACCATGCGACGCGGGTGAATCTGGTGAACGTCCGGGGGCAAACGCAGAAGGCGATCATGCAGGCGCTCTTTGAGGGGCGCGAGGCGGGGGACGGCGCCGAGGCGTTGGGCCGACGCATCCGCGGCATGGTCGAGGGGCGGGAGATGTACCCCGGCGTCTACCAGCGGGCCTATGACCGGGCGAAGGAACGCGGGTGGGGCGATGAGGCCGCTGAGCGGGCCGGGGATCGCGCCGCGCGGCAGTACCGATCGGAGACCATTGCGCGCACCGAGACCAAGACGGCGCAGAACCTCAGCTCGATCCAGGCCTATCGCCAGAGTGACGTGGTGGAATCTCTCAAAGTGTACGACGGCGACGACTGTGGCTGGACCTCGCACGACGATCCGGACAAGGCGAACGGCAAGATCGTGAGCTTTGAGGAGGCGGCGCAGTACCCGTTGGCCCACCCGCGATGCGTGATCGGCTCCAGCGTCGTATTAGCGCCGAACCTCACAGCGGCCTTTTCGCGGTGGTACGAGGGGGAAGTCATCGTCCTGCGCACTGCGGCGGATGACCTCCTCACCTGTACCCCGAATCACCCGGTACTGACGGTCCATGGTTGGATCGCGGCGGGCCTCCTCCAGGAAGGCGACTATATAATCCGCAGCCTGGACGCTCAAGGGGTAGCGGCGCTTGCTGACCCGGACAATGAGCACGTGCCAGCCCCGATTGAACAGGTACTGCACGCGGCGCGGATGACGGGCAAAGTGACGCCCCGAACTATGCCAGTTGCCCCCGAAGATTTCCACGGCGATGGGGGCGGCAGCAAGGTCTATGTTGAATGGCCCTACGGCGAGCTGGGGGATGACGTCAAGCCTCCGCTCGATGAGCCATTCGAACAAAGCCTCCTCGAGCGGGCTGTCGTGACCGCCGCGCGTCTGGCGACTCTGCGCGATTGCGATGCGTTCCTCCAAGGTCTGGACTCGGCCACGGGACGCCTCGTGGGCAGGGGTGACGATGGCGGCGATCTGCTCCGGGGTAGCGCGCTCGTAGAAGAGGCACAGGGACTCGGGTTGGGAGCGGGCAATACCCAGAGTACGGAGCCAACCCCGGACAGCGGCGCCGGTGCAGCCCAGACGCGCGGCGATTGCGTCACTGCTCAGGCTCTCATCGATGTACAAGCGGCGCAACACGGCGTCACCGGGGCGCTTGCGGACACGGCCAGGGGATCGCAGGGCCAACCCTTGTCGGCGGAAAGCACGGCAGAGAGTGGTCTTACCGATGCCCAGGCTTGCGACGATCTGGCTAACCGTCTCGCCGGCTTGGTAGCGCCGGTACGCGTGGTGAATATCGAACGGCGGGACTTTAGGGGTCATGTCTATAACCTCGAAACGGAGCAGGGTTGGTTCATCGCCGATCACATTATAACACATAATTGCGTGCGCAACTTTGGCCCCGTGGTAAGGAGCAGCATATGAACACCAAGCATCTGACGGCGCCCCTGACCCTCAAGGAAGGCGGCGATCCGGGCTCAGTCGAGGCGGTCTTTACGACGTTTGACGTGGTCGACGCAGACCATGACATCGTGCTCGCCACCGCGCTCACGCACGGGCAAGAAGTACCCATGGCAGCCTGGGGCCATAACTGGGGCGACCTGCCGGCGGGCAAGGGCGTGGTCTATGTCGAGGAACAGGCCGGCGTGTTCAAGGGCGAGTTCTTCCTCGATACGGAGCAGGGGTTGCAGACCTACAACACGGTCCGGGCGATGGGCGCGCTGCAGGAATGGTCGTGGGGACTGCAGGTGCTCGATGCCTCCTGGGAACAGCGCGATGAGGAGTATGTGCGCATCATCAAGCGCGCGCGGGTGTACGAGGTGTCGCCGGTGCTCGTGGGGGCCGGCGTGGGCACTCACACCCGGGCGATCAAGAGTGCGGGGCAGGGCATGACCTACATCGACCAGGCCGTGGCGGTGCTGGCCGCCGTCAAGGACCTGGCCGGGCGCAGCAGAACGCTGGCCGAACTGCGAGCGCGCGACGGTCGCACCCTGTCGAAAGCGCATCGGGACCGGCTGGGGCAGCTCCTTGGGGAGTTCAAGGCCATCGAGGCGGAGCTTCTCAAGGCGATGGCGGACCCTGAGCCGGACATCGATGTACAGCGACTGTATTTGGAATACCAACGCACCCTCACCGGCATCGCCAGCGTGGGGGCACATGGCTAAGGCGAGGCCTTAGCAGGGAGACAACCATGGCTAGCAAACTGCAGGAGAAACGTGACGAGCTAAAGGCCAAGAGCGACGTCCTGGCCAAGATGTTCGAGCAGGCCGGGCAGGAGATGGACCTGTCCAAAGTCGAGGCGCTGAAGGATCTCGCCACGACCACGGCCAAGGCGGGCAAGATCCGTGAGCTGAATGACGAGCTGACGGTGCTGGGCCAGGAGGTCGAGGCGCTTGCAGCGGTCGAGAAGGCGCAGCAGAACGTCAGCGACATCCAGGACAAGACCAAGGCGCCGGCGGGCGGCATGACGCACCCAGGCGCCGGCGCGAGCCCTGAGACGCAGCAGAAGAGTTTGGGGCAACTCTTTGTCGAGTCCAAGGCCTTCACCGAAAAGCGCGGCCCCTCTGGCCCCGTGGCCGAGCTGGACGTGGACCTCAAGGTGCTCTTCCAGACGCCGGCCGGCTGGGCGCCCGAGACGACGCGCACGGGGCGAGTGGTGCTCTCGGCGCAGGCGCAGCCGATGGTGATGGACCTGATCCCCAAGAACACCACGAGCCAGGCGGCGGTGGTGTACATGGCGGAGACGGTGTTCATCGACGCCGCGGCGGAGACGGCGGAGAACGGGCCGTACGGCGAGGCTGGCCTGCAGCTCGCGGAGCAGACGGCGCCGGTGCGCAAGTTCACCGTGTGGATCCCCGTGACCGACGAGCAGCTCGAGGACGTGGCGTACGTCTCGGGCTACATCGAGAACCGTCTCACTCTGATGCTCAACCGGCGCGCCGACACGCAGGTGCTGGTGGGCAACGGCCTGGCGCCGAACATCACGGGCATCAACGCACACGCCCAGATCCAGGTGCAGCCGCTCGGCGCGGACCCCGTGCCCGACTGCATCTACAAGGCGATGACGCTGGTGCGCACCGTGGGCCAGGCGGAGCCGACGGCGGTGGTGCTCCATCCCAACGACTGGCAAGACATCCGCCTGCTCCGGACGGTGGACGGGGTGTACATCTGGGGTTCACCCGCCGACGCCGGGCCCGAGCGCATCTGGGGCAAGCCGGTGGTGCAGTCCACTGCGCAGCCGCAGAACACGGGGCTGGTGGGCGATTTCGCCGACTACTGCGAGTTCGTCCTGCGGCGTGGGATCGAGTTCCAGGTGACCAACAGCCACGCCAACGATTTCATCAACGGCCGGCAGGCGGTCAGGGCGGACTTTCGCGCGGCGTTCCCGATCTACCGCGGCCAAGCGTTCTGCCAGGCGGCGGGCATCTAGGGATAGGCCGTTTCAGGCGACACGAGGCGAGGATGGGGCGAGTCTAGTGCTCGCCCCGCCCTAGAGAAGGAGAATACACATGCCTGTGATCAATGGGGGCCTCGGCACGCCGCTACTGAGCGCCGGCGCGCCGGTGAACGGGACGAATGAGGTACAGACCATCACGCCGGATGCGGTGCCCGCCGCCGGCACATTTCGACTGCAGTTTGAGGGAGCGCTCACCGCGTCGCTCGACTTTGACGCCACAGCCGCCGAGGTCGAGGCGGCGCTCGAGGCGCTTGCAACCGTCGGCGTGGGCGGTGTGGCGGTGGTCAAAGGGGGCGGGCCGCCCGAGGTGTGGACGGTGACGTTCGGCGGCAACCTGCAGAATCTCGCCGTGCCGCTGATCGCGGTGGTCAACAACACCGTCGAGGATGGCGCCGGGGATCCGGTGGCGCTGGATGTGGCCGAGGCCACGCCCGGCGTCACAGCGACGGGGCGCGGCGCACCGGCGGGAGCGCGGCTGATCGACGTGGTCAACGCCAATATGTACGTGAACAACGGCGTTCCCCTGGCCCCGTCCTGGGGGCTCGTGGTGGACGACGTGAATGTGATCGCCGGCCCGGGGCCCGGTTTTTCGGTCGCCTGGGGGCAGCACGAGACAGTGGCGGCGGTCGACACGGTGGTCACGGGGCTGAGCCTCGTGGTGGGCGCGTGGGCGGTGCTGGAGGATGACCCAGGGCTCGACCCGCTGCTGGTCCAGGCCTCCATCGGCGACCAGGCGGGCGCGCCGGCGGCAGGCTCGATCCTCGTCAAGAGCTGGAAAGCGACCGCGGCCAACGACGTCACGCCCATCGCAGCGACGACGTTCGCCAAGAAGGTGCGCTGGTTGGCCATCGGTACGGCCTAGCCCATCGCTAAGCCGCTTGGGTAAATGATCGAGCACAGAAGGGAGCGCTATGCCAGATGTGACTCTTGACGTACAGGACATCACGCGCGCCGGCCTGGAGCCGGAGTACGAGAGTCCACTGAGCGCGGTGGACACCTACAAGGTGCCAAACAACGGGCGCGTGTTCCTCCATGCCAAAAAGGCCGGCGCCGGTGACTGCACGATCACCATTGCTACACCGGGGAAGGTCGACGGCCTGGCCATCACCGACCGTACGGCGACGGTGCCGGAACTGACCGGCGATGTGATGATCGGCCCCTTTCCGCCGGCGATCTACAACGGCTCGGACGGGATGCTGTCGGTGACGCTGTCTGAGGTCACGGGGCTGAGTATCGCCGCGTTGAGGATCTAGGCTATGCGACGACCTGCTGGGGACAAGGCCGTGGGGCCGGCAGAGGATAAGGGCCGCCGGCCGGCAGAGGACAAACACGAGCGCTGGCGCCGGCGACGCTACACGCCGCGGCCATCGGTGAGGGAAGGGGACGCTCATGCCTGACATCATCGCGGCCAACGGGAAAAAGCTCAAGGAGATGTCCGACGGCTCCTATGCGGAGGTGGTCACCCTTGGCGCGGCCCAACTCGCCACGGCTCAGGTCACCATCGCCGACGGCGAGGCGCTATCCGACGACGCGGATCTGTCAACGCTCGGCGTAGCCATCGCCGTGATGACGGACGCCGACTACGACCCCAACGCGATGACGTTTCAGGGGAGTCCCGACGGGGTGGTGTGGGGTGATCTGCGCATCGCCGGTGTAGAGGTGGTCATCGCCGGCGTCGTGGCATCGAGCCTCGAGCCGCTGGACCCGCAACAGATGTTGGCGTGTCAACATCTGAGGGTGCGCAGCGGCACATCGGTGGCGCCGGTGAATCAGGTCGGCGACACGGTGGTGACCATCGTGTGTAGGCCGGTGTAGCGATGACGGCGACGCTCCTTACCCCGGCACAGCTTCGGGAGCACGTCGAAACCGACCTGTCGGACGGCGCTCTGCAGCGCATCCTCGACAGTGAGGAGGCGGAGATCGTGGGGCGCTATGGAGCGCATGCCACGGCGAGCGAGATGCTAGCCGGGGACCACAAGCCACTGCTGATCCTGGCGCGTGACGCCGCTTCCATCACGGCGATCACCGAGACGGTGGCTGATGTCGACACGGCCCTGGCCGCCGACGACTATCGCCTCTGGCCGGGGGGGCGCCTCGAGCGGCTGAGTGACGGCACGCACCCGGCCTCGACCTGGGGCGACCGCGTGGCAGTCACGTATGTCCCCGCCGACCAGGTGGCGCAGCGCTCCCTCGTGCTGGTCAATCTGTGCAAGCTGGCCCTCGAGTACCGCGGGCTCAAGAGCGAAGCGATCGGTAGCGGCGATTACCAGATGACGGCGCAGGAGTACAACGCGGAGCGCAATCGGCTCCTGGGGAGCCTCGCGCCGCGTGGGGGGCTGTGGTTCGCATGAGCGTCAGGGCGCAGATGATCCACCGCTGCACCATCGAACGCGACGCCAACGCCGGGCAGGTGGACGGCTACGGCGGGCCGGTGGCGCCCGATTGGCGGCAGCACATCGCCGCGCAGCCCTGCTACTACTATGAGCCGCGGGCCCAGCGCGGGGAGATCGCCGACGGGCAGAAGGCAGCCATTCTCTACGCCCACCAGGTGATGGTGCCGGCCGGGGTGGACGTCACCGAGGCCGACCGCATCCATGGGATCACCGACCGGTGCGGGGCGAGCGTTGTCGGCCACGCCTTTGGCATCACGCGCATCGTGCGCCGGCGCGATCACCTGCTGTTGACGCTGGAGGTGGCCACATGAGTTCACGGCTCGAGTGGTTCGGCGACAGGGTCAAGGCGCGGGTGCGCGAGGCGGAGCGACTGGCCATCGATGAGACAACGGCGGCCTGCATCGACCCAGCCAAGAACCGCGTGCACGTCAAGACGCGCATACTGCAGGGCTCGATCCAGTTTCGTGACGCTGAGGAGGAAGAGGGACGCGTCGTGGGGCGGTGGGGGAGCTTTGACGTGAACTATGCCTTCTGGCAAGAGGTGCTACCCGAGCCGCGGGGCCGGGCCTATCTCCGACCGGCGGCGGATGAGGAGTATCCCAAGCTGGCGCGTCGCATCCAGGCGAACCTGAAATGACCATCCCGGACGTTGTCCTGGCCGTCGTGGCGTACCTCAAGGCCGATAGCGGCGTGGCAGCGCTGGCCGGCGCGCGGGTGTTCGGCGCCGAGGCGCCCCCCTCTGAGGCGCAGTTCATGCCGCGGCAGGCGCTGGTGGTGCGTTACGCCGGCGGCATGGGGGTGCGCGATGACGTGCCCATCCAGACGCCGCGGCTCGACGTGTGGGCCTACGGCGCAACGCCCGGGGAGGCGAGCGCGCTCTATCTGGCGACGCACGGGGCGCTGAGGACGCTATCGCGCGCGGTGCACGCCGGCGCGCTGCTGCACTCGGCCATCCAGGGCGGCGGCCCGATCAGTGGGCGGGATCCGGATACGCATTGGCCGTTCGTGTGGGGATCATGGGTAATCACCGCCGGCGAGGAACCGGCACAGTAGGAGGCACAGACAATGACCGCAACGGCTCCGTTCAATATCGTTGTCGGCCCCGCCGACATCTATGTCGCGCCGGTGGGGGAGGCGTTCCCCGCCATCGACGCCACGCCGGCGGGCAACTGGGTCAGCCTGGGAAAAACGGAGGGCGGCCTGCGCATCACGCACGTGCGCGAGACGCAGGAGCACACCGTCGACCAGTCGCCCATGACGCAAAAGGTGACGCTGACCCGGGCAGCGGAGGAAATCCGCTTCAGCCTGGCGGAGGTCACCCTCGAGACGTACGCCAAGGTACTGGACAACGCCACGATCACCACGACGAATGCGGTGGTGGGCGTCGTGGGTAACAAGGCAATGCCGCTCAGCACCGACCTGCCGCAATTCGCCATGCTGATCCGCGTGCCGAGCCCGTACATGGCAGCGATCATGCAGTACGAGTATCCCCGCGTCCAGCGGATGGACAATTCCGAAGTGGCCTACACCAAGGACGGCAAGACGGTCATCCCCACGGCGTGGCGCGCGCTGGAGGACCTGTCCAACCCCGGCCAGTTCGGCGTGGTCAGGGCGCAGCATGAGGATGCTGTGGCGCCATGAGCAAGCCCCTCCTGACCCTCTCGACGCTCGTTGAGCGGCCCGTCATCGAGATCGACGGCGCCGCCTACGAGATGATCGTCCCGGACGATGTGAGCCTGCTGGAGATTGCGCGCATGCAGCGCATGCAGGCCAAGGTCCAGGCGATCAGCGCCAAGGTGGAGTCGACCGAGGCGGACGTCGCGGCGATGGCCGAGCAGCTCGAGCAGCTCGTGGCGATGATCCTGCCGGAGTTGCCCGGTGACGTGCTGGCCCGGCTGAGCGACGTGAAGCGCATGGCGATCATCTCGGCTTTTGTGGACACGGTAGGGGCGAAGGCCGGGACCCTGCCGAGCCTGACGAGCCGGCCGACTGGGGCGAACTCATCCCCCGCCTCCAGCGCTTCTACGGGGGAGCTCCCGGCGACTGGCTAAGGCTACCCCTGGGGTGGCTGCGCTGCCACCTGGCGATGTTGCCGCAACTGCAGGCCGAGGACGCGTTGCAGCGCGTCCAGGAGCACCAGGCGGCGGACGCGTGGCTGGAGGCCGACACGCGCCGGCGCCTGATCGAGGCCTGGCAGGAGCAGGCGGGGGCGCTCGAGGCGCAGCAACCGCGGACGCGTGAGGACGTGGTGCAGGCGGCGGCGATGTTGGGCATGACGTTCATCGAGGAATGAGATGTCGGACGAAAACCTGGGCCGCGCGGTCCTGGCGCTGACAACCGATGACAAGGACCTCGACAAGGGGCTGCATGCCGCCGAACGCAAGGGTCACAGCTGGATCAAGCGCGTCGGCGGCCTCGTTGGCAAGGGGATCAAGGCCGCCGCCATCGGCGCCGTCGCCGCGGCAGGCATCACGGTAGCAGCGCTCGGCTCGACTATCGGCCCAGCGAGCGACCTGGCCGAGTCGGCGACCAAGGTCGGCGTCGTGTTTGGCGAACAAGCCGACGTCGTGAAGGCGTTCGCCGATACGGCCGCCGTGGCGCTGGGCATGACGGAGCAAGAGGCGCTGGCCGCCGCGGGCACCTACGGCAACCTGTTCCGCGCCATGAACATGGGCGAGGACACGAGCGCCGAGATGTCGACGTCGCTCGTGCAGCTGGCCGCGGACCTGGCCAGCTTTAACAACATGGACCCCACGGAGGTGCTCGACAAGCTGCGGGCGGGCCTCACCGGCGAGACGGAGCCGCTCAAGACCCTCGGCGTGAACATGAACCAGGCAGCGCTCGAGGCGAAGGCGCTCGAACTGGGGTTGCTCGACGCCTCGGGCGAGATGAGCGCCGCGGCCAAGGCGCAGGCAGCCTACGCCATCATCATGGAGCAGACGGCGCTGGCGCAGGGCGATTTCGCGCGCACCTCGGAGGGCTTGGCCAACCAGCAGCGCATCCTCAAGGCACAGCTCGGCGACCTGCGGGCCACGGTTGGCGCGGCGCTCCTGCCGGCGCTCGAGGCGATCATCGGCAAGGTCACCGAGCTGGCGCAGTCGGAAAAGTTCCAGGAATGGATCGGGCGACTCGTGGAGGGGCTAACCGTCATCGGCGAGGCCGTCGGCGAGGTGGTCGAGGTCATCACCTGGACCCTCGAGCAGGGCGGCGACCTCGAGATGGTGCTGCGCAACGTGTTGTCGGTGCTGCTCGAGCAGCTCGGGCTCACCGAGGAACAGATGGACGGCGTCTTTGAGGTGATCAATAAGGTCCAGGACGCGTTCCTGGCGGTGACGGGGTTCATCGAGGAGAACGCGACGCCGATCTTGGCGGCTCTCGCGGCGATGCTGTTGGCCGTCGTCGTGCCGGCGTTCGTCACCTGGGCAACGGTGACGATAGCCGCCATGGCGCCCGTCGTGCTGCCTATCCTGGCCATCGGGGCGGCGGTGGGTTTGCTCGTGGCGGCGTGGGAGAAGGACTGGGGCGGGATCAGGACCGCGCTCACGGCATTCTGGGAGGAGACCGGCAAACCAATCTTTGAGACGGTAAAGGCGTGGCTCGAGGAAAAGATCCCGCAGGCCATCGCCATCCTGAAAAAGTTCTGGGAAGAGGTGTTACTGCCGGCGCTGCAGATCGTGTGGGCGTTCATCGAAGAGAAGGTGTTCCCCACCTTTGCCATCGCCTGGGATTGGCTCCAGGACAAGATCCCCGCGGCGGTGAGCACGGCGGCGGACTTTTGGAACACGGTGCTGTGGCCGGCGCTAGAAAAGGTGTGGGCGTTTCTCAGGGACCGCGTTTTCCCCATCTTTACCATCGCGTGGGAGTGGCTGCAGGAAACGCTTCCCGCCGCCGTCCAAACGCTGGCCAACTTCTGGAATGAGACGCTCTGGCCGGCGCTGCAGAGTGTGTGGGCATTCATCGATGAGTACATCATCCCCATCTTTAAGGCGCTGGATGAGGTCTATATCGCGGCGCTCAACCTGGCCCTCACGGCGCTGCAGGGGATGTGGGAGAACGTGCTCTTGCCGGCGTTGACGGCCGTATGGGAGTTCATCCGCGACAAGGTGGCGCCGATCCTCACCGGGCTGGCCGACGAGGGGTTGGCGGGGGTCGAGGAGGCGGCGGGGACGCTGAGCACCTTCTGGAACGAAACGCTCAAGCCGGCGCTCGAGGGCGTGTGGGCGTTCATCAAGGACAACTTGGGGCCGATCCTCGTGTGGTTCAAGGACGAGGTGGTCGAAAAGCTCACCACCGCGCTCGACAGTCTCAAGGGCGCCCTTACCTGGGTGAAAGACAGGCTCAACGAGCTGAAGAACGCCCTGAAGAACCTCACCTTGCCCGACTGGCTAACGCCGGGCTCGCCGACGCCGCTCGAGTGGGGCCTGCGGGGGATTGCCGAGGCCATGGGTGAGTTGAACCGTGTCCAGCTCCCCGACTTGCGGCGCAACCTGAGCGTGGCAATGCCGGCGACAACGCCGCTGGCGGCCTTGGAGCGCTCTGCCCAGAACAGCACGACCTTCCAGATCGCCAACTATGCCCCGCGCGCCGAGACGCGCCTCGAGCTGCGCCACCTGATCACGGCGCTGGAGTTGGCCCATGTCTAGACGCGTGTGGACGCTGCGCGACATTCGCGGCCACGAGATCCCCCTCGTGCCGCCGACCTACGTGGTCTATTCGGCGTCGGGCATCGGCATCGCGCCGGCGCAGCACGTAGCGACGCGCAACGCCTACCAGGACGGCGAGACGTTTGAGGACGGCGTCTACGATGGTCGCACGCTGCAGCTGGGCATCGACGTGTTCGGCGATGCGGTGGAGGACCTGCCGGCGCTCAAAGATGCGCTGTACCAAATGTTGGCCCCCCTCTGGGCGGGGTGCTATGTGCACGTGGCGCGCGAGGACGGCTCCGAGCGCGAGGTCATGGCGCGACTGATCGACGAGCTGTCCATGGCACACCAGGCGGGCGACGGCGCTCTGCGACAGCGCGTGGTGTTGACGATGCGCGCCGCGCAGCCCCACTGGTACGATCCGGTGGCCACGCTGTGGGTGTACGACGTTGGGGGCGCGACGGGGAGCTTTGGCTTTCCCGTGGGGTTCCCCGCGGGATTCGGCGTCTCGGCTATCGACGTCGTCGAGACGCGCGTCTACCCCGGTCACCTCGACGTCGAGCCGGAGATACGCGTTACGGGGCCCTGCGACAACCTGGTCATCGAAAACCAGACACTGGACACCACCATCGACCTATCGGCCTATTCCATCGCCGTGGGCGAGGTGGTAACGGCGTCGTTGGCCGGCGACCGCAAGACGATCACGAGCAGTGTGGCGGGCAACATCCTTGCATACCTGAGCGACGACTCGGACCTGGGGGAGTGGTGCATCGCGGCGCACCCACGAGCGGCAGACGGGCGCAACCGCATCCGGGTCCAGCTCGAGAACGCCACCAACGCGACGCAGGTTGTGATCCAGTTCAACCCGCTCTACGCAGGAGTGTAATCCATGGCGACTGAGGAACAGGTCTTTTCCCTCCCCTGGCCGGACACGTCCGATCCCGGCCCCCAGGTCGGCGACGGGCGGCCCTACACAGACGGTGAGTGGCGCAACGTGTGGCGCACCATGATCCTGGGGGCGAAGCCCTCCAATGCCGGCGTGTTCAACGTGCCGGACGACGCAGAGATTGGCAGGCTGGAGGTCACGAGCCCGGGCGCCAATCAGATCAGTGTGGCCACCGGCGCGGCCTGCGTCGATGGGCTGTTCGTGCCGGTCGATACGCCGGTGGACCTCACTCCCCCCTCCGCCGGCGCCGGCTCGACGCGGCAGGATCGTGTCGTGCTCCGGGCCACGTGGGGCGCCGGCGCGTCGCAGTACATCACGGTAGTGGCCATCAAACAGGGGACCCAAGCCGGGCCGCCGGACCTGACGACGATTCACAACTCGACCTGGGAAATCAGCCTCGCGCGCTACACGATCAATGACGTGGGGGCGATCTCGGGGCTGGAGAATGAGCGTGTCTATGCCCAGTCGGTGATGCGGCACGAGTTCGAGGCGCAAGAAGCGGCGTTCGCGGCGCACCAGGGAGCGGCGACGCTTGACCACCCGAACAACTCGGTGACCAACGCCAAGCTGCGTGACTCGGCGGCCGTATCGGTCATCGGGCGCAGCGCGAATAGTAGCGGCGATCCTGCGGACATCGCTGCCGGCGCCAACGACCGCTTCCTGGCGCGGGTGGCCAACGCGCTGCAGTGGGTGCAGCTCACCATCGGGATGATCCCCGACCTGCTGATCACCGAGGCCAAGCTGGCGGCGGCGGTCGCGGCCAAGCTCGTGACGAACGGCAACAGTCACGATCACGTGGGCGGCGATGGGGCGCAGATCAACCACACGGGGCTCTCCAACATCGGCGCCAACACCCACGCGCAGATCGATGGGCACATCGGGGCGACGTCGGCGCACGGCTCCAATGGCGCAGTCGTCGGGCAAAACACGCTCAACACGCACAAGACCTCCGGCGATCACGATGGGCGCTACTATACCGAGGGTGAGTCCGATGCGCGGTTCGCCCCCATCGCCAAGGGAGTGACGAACGGCGACTCACACGACCACGCGGGCGGGGATGGGGCGCAAATCGGTAAGGCAGGTATGCAGCCCAACTCCGTGGACGACTCTATCGTGGGCGACCGCGTGCCGGCCTTCATCCGCCGGCAAGGGAACAGCCCAACGGATTGGTCCGCCGTCGGTAACACGAACTACACCCCCGGCGCGGTGCGCATGCAGGGGGGGTCAGGGTACGTGCAGATTCCAGACGCCCAATGGAACACAATCGTCGACATCTGGTTCCCCGTCTCGTTCGGGGGAACGCCGTTTAGGCCCTTCCTTTCCTGGGAAGTCATAAGTGGCGACAGGCCCGTCATCTGCTATAGCGAGCCGACTGATGGGCAACAGTTCTCGGTCAATGTGAGCAAGGTGGAAAGCGCCTCGGGAAACGTCGGGGTCTCATTCTCCTGGCTCGCCATCGGGCCGGAGTAGATCATGGCACGCCTCGAGCTTCTCCTGCGCAATCCGACCACCGGCAAGAAAGCGGCACTGTTCACCACCTGGCAGCGGTTCCAGTGCCGGCGCGTGGTGAACGGCGTCGGCGGGTATGCGCTGGTCTTGGGCGGCACCTATGACGCCATGATCGCGCTGCGCGCACTGTTCGCGCTCGACACGATCCTGGAGGTGTGGCGCCACGACAAGGCGCAGGGCATCGCCAAGCACAAGGAGGGGGAGTTCCTGCACCGCGACCCACGCATCTACCAGGACGGCGAGGGATGGCACTTTCTCTCGGTCGGCGCGGGGTTCAACGATCTGCTGAAACGAACCCACGTCCAGGCGCCGGCGAACACGTCCCAGAGCATCAAGAGCGGCAAGGCGGAGACGGTGCTCAAGGCGTTCTGGGATCAGGAGCTAGGCTCAGGCGCTGGCAGCCGCGCGCGGGCCGACGTGACGATCCAGGCGGACGGCGCGACGGGCAACACCCTCACCGACGTCAACGGGTTCAACACGAATCTCCTGGAGCTGAGCCAGGCCATCGCGCGCGTGGGGGGCGGCGATTTCGACCTGGTGGGCGACGGCGCCGGCGGCATGGAGGCGCGCTGGTACGCCGGGCAGCGCGGCACAGATCGGCGGGACCAGGTGCTGTTCGCCACGAACTATCACAACATGCGCTACCCCTCCTGGCAGCGTACGAACTCGGGCATCGTGAACAGCGTGCTCGTCATGGGCCAGGGAGAGGGGGCGGATCGGGAGCGCGTGCTGGTGGAGGACGCGGCCAGCATCGCGGCAAGCAAGTGGGGGCGCGTCGAGATGGCGCGCGACGCGCGTGACCTGGATGACACCGGTGCACTGACACAGCGCGGCCAGGCGGAGATCGAGCGCAACCGGCGCCTGGACACGGTGGGGTTCGAGATCGTCCAGACGGCGGGGTGGCTGTATGGCAGGGACTATTTCTTTGGCGACCTGGCGCGGGCGCGGGTGCTCGACGAGACGCGGGACATTCAGATCCACGCGGTGACGATCACCCAGGACGCGGGCGCCGCCGAGAGTGTGGGAATCGAGACGGTCGATGTCTGAGTATGACGTGCTCCAGCAGAAGCTGATCGAGCTGCAGGAGGAGCTGGTCAACCTCCGCCGCTCCGAGTACATCGCACGGGCCGGCAAAGCGCAGGCGGTCGATACGCAGTTCCCTGACGCGCTTTTGCATCTGCCCTTCGACGGCGGGGTGCCGCACGAGCAGGATTTCAGCGTCAACCTGTTCGGCCACAAGCTGCAGCGGCCTACTGTCTACTCGGGCGGCATCATCGGCAGGCCGGGCCAGTTCGGGAAGGCGGTGCAATGCGCCGAGTCCACGACGAACCTCGTCACGAATCCGAGCTTCGAGGTTGATACGGCGGGGTGGGCTGCTACAGGCTCGGGTTTTGCACGGTCTGGCGATGCGACTCTCTTTGGGGCCTACAGCTTGAGCCAGACGAGCACGTACTCGGGAGCCCGATTCAATATAACAGTCGCTGCCAGCACCAAGTACCGATTATCGGTCTACGCCAAGTCCACGGTCGCCGGGGATGGGGCGTGCATCTCCTGGAAGCGCCAGAGCGACAGCAGCACGGTGGTATCGCGCAACATCACGCTGACAACGGAATGGACGCGCTACGACCTGGAACTGCCAGACAGTGGCGTGCTAACGACCGCAGTATATGTCGAGCTACAGACCACCACACCAGTAAGCGGCGTGGTGTACTGGGATGGAGTTCAGATCGAGCAGAAAGCCTACCCTACGCCCTACTGCGACGGCTCCCTCGGGCCCGGTCACGCCTGGACGGGCACGCCGCATGCCTCCAGCAGCACGCGCGCGGCGACACGTCTGGCGTATGATCCGGTCGGCAACATCGGGGCCGATCAGGGCACGATCAGCCTGTGGTACTACATGGAGGCAGAAACGGCCATCACGCAGTGGCTGCTCGCCCACTACAACGCGGCGCAGCGCATCTACATCTACTGGAACCCGTCCACAAACCAGTACCACGCCCAGCTAGGCGCTTCCATCGATGTGAACAGCGCCTATGGTGGCGACCCGTCGAGACGATGGGTGCACCTTGTTCTAGCATGGAAAGACGGCGCATTTCAGTTCTATGAGGACGGCGTGCTTCTAGGAACGGGAGTATCGACCGTCACGACCATCTCTCCTGGACCTCTCGACATCGGCAATAACGCGGGCGCCGCGAATCAGCAACTCAACGGCTACCTTGACGACCTGCTGATCCTCGACCGCGCCCTCACCGCGCCAGAGGTGCGGGCGCTCTACGAGGCGGGGCAGGCGGGGCTGGGGGTGCTGTGCCCGCCCCAATCGTGGCAGCCGCTGGTTGGGGCTGGCGCGCCGACGTGGGGATACCCCGGCATGACCTACATCGACACGACGAACAACCGCTGGTACGTCAACGTGGGCGGGACGTGGCGCTACGTGGGGCTGACATGATCCTTTGGAGAAAGGGGATTGACAATGGCTGAGGCGAGCGTTCAGCTGCTGCGCATGGAGACGCCGGTCGCGGACGTCGTGCGGACCAACCCGCGCGTGACGCGCGTCATGGTGCACAACCCGCCGCGCGAGAATCCCTTCCCGGGCAAGGAGGTCGTGGCCCGCTGGGTAGACGACGCCTTCGAGGGGCAGTGCCTGTCCTACGGGGCGCACGGCGCCGACCTGTGGTGGCAGCGCTATGGGCCAGAGGTCGACGCCCGGCCCTGGGTGGACTGGATCGTGTGCCTCAACGAGCCGGCGCTGAAGGATCCCGACCAGATCGTTCGCACCGTGGCGTTCATCGACCGCTGGATGGACCACTGCGCGGCGCGGGGCAAGCGCGGGCTGCTGTTCAACGCCTCGCAAGGAACGCCCGAGCCGGAGGCAGCGCCGCAGTTCTGGGGTGTGATCAAGAAGGCCAAGCGGCTGGGCTATCGCTGGTGCTTCCACGAGTACTGGTGGCCGCGGCTCGGGGACGCCCGCCAGGAGACCTGGCACTACCTGCGCTTCCCGCGCTTTTTCGCGGCGCTCGAGGCGTACTGTCGTGCCATTGGCGAGCCTTACGAGCAGATCGACGTCGAGATCACCGAGTACGGCGTCGACGGCGGGGTGGTGGACGCCGGGCGCATCGGCTGGCGGCGCACGGGGATCAGCGAGGAGGAGTACCTGCACGACCTGCGCGACTATCGCGACCGCATGCCGTGGTACGTGAGGTGGGTGCACGTGTTCGGCGCCGGGCACTACGGCAAGCCGTGGGACACCTTCGATGTCACGCCGCGCATCCTGCAGGGGCTGGCGGACACGAACCCGGTCGCGGCACCCGTCGCGCCCGTCGCGCCTCCGCCGGTGACGCCGGCGCCGGATCCGAAGCTGGGCCCGGCCTTTGCGCTGGACCCCTGGGTCGTGGAGCACCAGCGGCCCATGACGGTGGCCGAGTTCGAGGCCTACGTGCGGGCCCTGCCCAAGCCGGCGTTTGAGGAGCTGTGGCTGCACCACACGGCGACGGCGCCGGTGAAGTGGAGCTACCAGACCCTCCTCAACGTGCGGGACTATTACCGCTCGCTGGCGTGGTACGACAGCGCCGGGCGCAAGCACATCGGCTGGTCGGGTGGGCCGCACCTGTTCATCGGGGAGGAGGGCATCTGGCTCTTCAACCCGCTGACTATCGACGGCATCCACGCCGCGGGGCATAACACGAACACCTTCGGGATCGAAATGATCGGCACGTTCGACGCGGTGAAGCCCAAGCCGGCGACGTGGGATCAGACGATTGCGGCGCTCGTGGCCCTGGAGGAGGTGTGGGGGATCACGACGCTGCGATTCCACCGCGAGGCCTCGACCAAGACGTGCCCGGGGAAGCTCGTGCAGAAGGGTGATGTGCTGGCGGCCATGGACGCCTGGCAGCGCAAGGAGGAGCCGCCCTATCTACCGGAGTATGTCGAGCGCGACGTGTGGGATCCGCTGGGCGTGGTAGACAAGACCACCTGGTGGCTCGAGGAAGAGGAGCGCCAGCGCCGGACGGGGGACGTCGCACGGGCCGAGGCGATTCGGTTGAGCCTGATCAAGTGGTTGGAGAGCCGGCGAGAGAAGCTGCGGGTAGCATAACTGACGCAATGATGAAAGGAGCGCCATGTCCGAATCTCTCGAGCGATTCTTGCCGGTGCCGTCGAATGCCGGCGTGAAAACCGCCGTGGCCGCCGTCATCGTGGCCATCAGCCAACTCGTAGGAGGGTGGTCGCCGACGATGGGCGTACTACTGGTGGTGATCGGCCTCGACATTGTCACCGGAATCCTGCGGGCCGCGCTGCAACACCAGCTCTCGAGCGAGATCTCGTTTCAGCGCGGCGTGAAAAAGTTCATGATCTTTGTGATGATCGTGCTGTCGGCGCAGCTTGACGCCCTGACGGGAGGCGATGGGCACCTGTTGCGCGACGCGATGGTGATCTACTATGTGGTGACTGAGGGGATCAGCATCCTGGAGAATACGGCGGCGTGCGGGGTGCAATACCCGGATTGGATCCTGACGGCGCTGCGCCAGCTCAACGAGCGCAAGGCGCAGCCATTGCCGCCTTCGGCGCCGCCCACAACCTAGACCACTATCCACCCCGCGGGTCGGCGACGGGCTCGTGGGGGCCTCTCCTCCTGGGCGCGCCTCTGGGCCCTTGGGTAAGGTCCTGGGGGCGCGCCTCCTCACCGAGGAAAAGGAAAAGACGCCTGGCTAGGCGTCTCTCTTCATGCCGGCCAACGCGCTGCGTAATGTTTGCGTTGCCAAGTGTGTCCCTAATATGCCCCCGACTGGA